TTAGGTGATCCATTACGTGTAGCATTTGGAAAAATTAATAATAACTTTAGTAATCTATTTTTTACTACAGTAAACACTAGCAATACTTATACAAGCGGAGTAACTCAGGGTCAAGTTATCTATGAATACCCTGCAAATAGATTTACGCAAGGTATGTTCCAAATTCGTTCTAGTGATCCAGGAACACCCGATAGTCAAGATATTACTATTTCAGCACAGCTTACAAATAACAATGACGCAGTAAAATTCACTGGTTATGCTATGACCTTTGCGGGTAACGCATTGACTAGATACAATATGGATGTAAGTAGTGGGAATGTTAGAATTTTAGCTAACCCAATTGCCAATGCATATATATTACACTTTATCGCATCACAAGTAACATTTCTCGGTGATCCTGTCCCGGGTGTTGATATTGCTCTTAATGGATATGCTAATTCTGTCATGGGTACAGAAAATAATGATATCATAACAACCGAAAATTAAATGAGAGCAAAAGAATTTATAACTGAGCAAAGTGATTTGCCTGACAGGATTACTAAACCTATGCCCTCTACTTGGGTTATACCAGAATTACAAAATCAAAATGCATATTTGCAATATAGGTTTGCTGTAGCATTGGCAGGTGCAAAGGCCGCACGTAATGGTGATATACCTAAAATGGATAAGGATTCTGTTTGGGGAGAAAATCAATTAGTTTCTGGTTACATGAATCCAGGTGTAGCCGATGATATTGATTTTGCTTTAGGTGAAATGGGTCTTAAGGGTAGTAAAGTATTAGTTACAAGTAAAGATAGTGAAGAAACATCTGACACCGGTATAGCTAGCCCTTTAAAAGGCTTTAAGGGATACAAGAGAAGATGAGAGCAAATGAATTTATATCCGAAGCCAAGGTTGGTAAAATAACTAAACATCAACAACAATCTACCCGCGGCTTAAATATTTTTTCAAAGAAAATAGACAGCTATGATAGACAATATGATTTAAATCGTTTAATGATGGCTGTGGCAAGTAGTGACGGGATAAACCCAATCGATATGCCTGCAGAAAGTTGGGTAGGTAAACACAACACTGCACATCCTTATACTAAAGAAGAACAAGCTATGCTTAAATTAGCATATAAAGCTGCCGGTTTAGAATATAAAGATTTAAATCAAGGTGATATGGATAGTGAAGAACTGTCATCTACTAACACCCAAAGTATTGTAAAACCTTTTAAGGGCTATAAAAAATAATTTCACCATCAGTATTGAGAATAAGTAAGTGTATAATTTATAGGATTCTCAATGATTGATATCAACAACACACTAGACTTAATCAAGTTAAAATTTTACAACGAATGGCTATATACTGCCCACATTTATGATGAGGGAAATAGTCAAATGCACGAAAATCTCACTAAAGAGATGATTACAAAATATGTTGATCCACTCAATTTACCTAAAAATGCTAAAATCTTAGATTTAGGATGCGGTCCGGGTTATTTCTTAGATGGAATGAAAGAACGTGGTTATACTAATGTGACTGGAGTTACATTAAGCCCAGGAGACATTGCACTGTGTGAAAGTAAAGGTCATACAATTGCAAAATATGATTTGAGTTTTATCCCGCAAAAAGACGGATACTACGATGAGAGTGTTGACTTCATTTTCTTACGTCACGCCCTAGAACACAGTCCATATCCTATCTTTAGTTTAATGGAATACAATCGTCTATTGAAACAAGGCGGCAAACTTTACATTGAAGTTCCTGCTCCCGACTGTGACCGTAAACACGAATGGAATCTAAATCATTATAGTATTCTAGGTCAAAATCAATTAGCGGCATTAATCACACGTTGTGGATTTGATATTAATGTATTCAATAACTTAGAGTTTGATATTCAGGGTAAGAATGAACAGGGTGAAGATTACACAGCTAGAGAGAAGTTCTACTGTATTATGGTCACTAAACAAAGACCGTTAGATATCAAATAAGAAAAACGGCTCTGCCGTTTTTTTACGGATATAAATACTCACTATGAGTAATGCACCATCACTAGTAAAGAATCCTTACACTAAAACAGTTTTTAAAACTGATAAAGAACTACAGGATTTTATCAAATGCTGTGACCCAGATACAGGTTATCTATATTTTATGGATAACTTCTTTATGATACAACATCCTACTAAAGGTAGTATGGTCTATCATCCTTGGCCCTATCAAAAACGACTGATTGAAACATATCACAACTATCGTTACTCTATTAGTTTAATGCCTCGACAATCAGGTAAATCAACATCAGCCGCAGGATATCTACTTTGGTACGCAATGTTTGTACCTGATAGTACTATTTTAGTTGCGGCACATAAGTATACTGGTGCTCAGGAGATTATGCAACGTATTCGTTATGCATACGAGAACTGTCCCGATCATATTAAAGCAGGTGTTACAACATACAACAAAGGATCATTGGACTTTGAGAACGGTAGTCGTATAGTAAGTGCAACAACTACTGAAAATACAGGTCGTGGTATGTCTATTACACTATTATACTTAGATGAGTTTGCATTCGTTAGACCAAGTATCGCTAAAGAATTCTGGACAGCTATTACACCTACATTATCAACCGGTGGTAAAGCTATTATCACAAGCACACCAAACAGTGACGAGGATCAATTTGCGTTCATTTGGAAAGGTGCCAACAAAACTGAAGATGATTTTGGTAACACCACTGAAGTAGGAGTTAACGGATTCAGAGCGTACAGAGCGCATTGGAGTGAACAGCCAGGCAGAGATGATAAGTGGGCTGCCGAAATGAAGTCACAGCTTGGTGAGGATCGTTTCAACCGAGAGATTGGTTGTGAGTTCATTATTGCTGATGAGACATTGATTAATCCAAATACATTAATTGCAATGGAAGGCATTGAGCCTGTCAGTCGCATAGGACAAGTTCGTTGGTATAAGAAACCTACAAAAGGCAATATTTATTGTGTAGGATTAGATCCAAGTCTTGGTACAGGCGGTGACCCGTCAGCTATTCAAATCTTTGAAGCAAATACTACTACTCAAGTAGGTGAATGGAAACATAATAAAACAGATATTCCTAGTCAGATTAAATTATTAGCACAAATTAACAAACATATAGCTGAGTGCACCAATGAACCCAACAACATCTATTACAGTATTGAATGTAATGGAATCGGAGAAGCCGCTATCGTATCATTAAACGAATATGGTGAATCAAACATTCCAGGTATCTTTATCAGCGAAGTAGGTAAAGGTCGTAGGGGATTCAATACAACTAACAAAAGCAAACTAGCAAGTTGCGCTAAGTTCAAAACATTAGTTGAGAGCAAGAAAATGACTGTAAATAGTCGTAGTCTTATCAGTGAATTAAAAGCGTTTGTAGCACACGGTGGTAGTTATGCCGCTAAAATAGGTGATACCGATGACTTGATTATGGCTAGCTTATTAGTTACACGTATGCTACAGCAATTAAGTGACTTTCATTATGATTTAGAGAACCAAATCAGAGACCACAATGAAGTTATAATGCCATTGCCCTTCTATGCTGTTATGGGTTAAAGTTAGATAAATACATTATGCCAAAAAATTCAGAATCATTAAACCGCTCGTTATTCGAACTTTTACAAAGTAAAGGATTCGATCCTACTATGCTTGACACCTCAGGTAAGGAAATTCCTACCCCTGAAGAAGCAGAAGTATTTCAATTCAACTTCATCAAAGACGGAGAAGATTACGGTAAAGTAACTATCTCTATTGACGGAATGCACAAATTATGTATATACTATAGTGATGAGGTAGCTGATAGTGAAAAAGAAGAAACTCACGGGGAAGATGAGTCTTGGTATAAAGTTTTAAATCAATTGAAGCGTTTTTCTCAAAAATATCAATTGAGTTTTGAGTTAAAGAATGTTGACCATTTGAAACACGATATGGCAAAAAGGGAATATATGAAAAAGCAAGAAAGAATATCTGAAGGTTATTACCCAATGGGTAAAAAGGCAAGCTACAATGACGCTGTGCCAAATGTAAAGATTGTAATACAGCACACTCGCCAAATTGAAGAAGGTGAGCAACGTTATCGTAATATTGCTAAAATCTTTTTAGAGAATAGTGAAGGTGAAAGATTCTTAGCTCCAACTATTAAGCCAGGTGTCGCTAGAGTATATGGTCGATTAATTGCTGAAGGTGATAAGCCGCACGGTGAACGTTGGAATCACGTTACTAGTTTGGTAGAAGAATATCAAAAGATGGGTGCATTTGTTCGTGCCACACGTAATGGTCAATTCAATGAATCTGCACAACGTTTAGTAAATGAAGGTATCAATCACTATCAAGGTCTACGTGAAACATTAAGTAGAATGACTGGTCATCGTGGTTACAATACTTACTTTGAAAGCTGGACACCGTCATTGATGGAAGACGAAGTTGAAGAAAACAACTTAAATGAGTTATTTGTACAAGAGACATTAGATCCACGTATTGAAAGTGTAATGCCAATATTGAATAAGCTACAAAAGAAAGTAGCAGAGATGAAAGAAGTCGGTGAATTAAGTGAATGGGCAGATAGTTTAACAGAAGCCCCTGGTGCTGAAACACTTGGACACAATGTTAGAACAGATGCTAAGAATTTAAAAGCATTTGATTTGGAAGAATCGGAAGATGATATTGACGATCCAGTAGTAAGTGCAATAACTCGCCGTATCATACGTCAACATCCTGAATTATTAAAGCACGGTCCTGATAAAGTATTGGCTGCTATTGCCGATGTTGCAGATTTTGTAGGTGACGTTGAAGAAATTGGTTCAAGTGATGTAAGCGGTTGGGTAAAACAAGTAGAGCGTTCATTGGGTAGTATGGATGAAGGTATATTGGACACCGTTAAAAAAGCTGGAAGTAAAGTATTTGATAAATTGGGCGGCGGCAATGAAGAAGACCTAATTAGAAAACTACAAAAAGATGCAGGTGTAACACCAACTGGCAAGAAGCCTGAGTTTGATGTTAAAGCAAAAGAATTAGCAAGAAGTAATCCTAGTGACCCAGGCGGCAACTTTATGAAGGGTGGAAAAGATTTAGGTATCTTTAAAGAAGAAGATATGGATGAGGCTAGAGTATTTGGTTATGATATCAAGCGAGTACCTGATTTAAAAGTATCATATGATGATGCACAAGAACTTAAAAATCAATTAGGTATGTTACAAAAAGTAATGGCGTATGCTACTCCGGACGATATGAGTCCTAAAACACGCAGCCAAGTAAAAGATATATATTTTAAGATTACTAAAATATTACAACAAAACGGTTTACAAGAATCTGATTTAATGAGTACAGATGAAGGTATGTTTGATAAAGTTAAGGATGCTGTTAAGACTTTTGGTGGTAAAGTATTAGATAAATTGGGTCATGGTAGTGATGAAGAACTATTGAAAAAGATACAAAAAGATGTAGGTGCTCCCGCAGGATCACAACACGGTAAACCTAGCATGGCTAAACCAAATGATGATTCAGATATCATTGAAGATGATATTGACGAAAGCGCACTACAAGCATCTTTTGG